GCCTATACCCTAGCCTTCCCCAGCCCCTAAACCCGCCTCCTAGAGCCTCCCAGACCCCTAGAATCGATAGGTGAACACCCGTTCAGTACCCTCCGGTTTACGCTTTTACCTTTGTTTTACAATCAGAGTCTTTTCGTTATATAATTATATAATATCTTTATGTGTAATGGGTAACCACATACTGGCTACATTCTATAAGAAGTCTTATATAATTCTTTATATAATCTTATATAATAATTCTTTTTGCTTTATATAATAAACCACACACCCCCTCGGGGGGGGGAGGTCTTTTTCTTTTTGTTTAAACAAACATAAAAACCCATCCAACCAAACATTTTTTATATCATAAAAAGCCAACCGCTAGGTTCGACTTGTAGCGAAGCACGACTAAGTGCGTAGCGTGTAGGGGAGTATGAGGGGAGTGCAAAGGCATATAGTCAAGGACAAAGGAATGGAAGAGCCGAATCTGGACGATACTTCTCTTTCCGTGTTGACACAAGGAATCGTCAACCCCCTAATAACCCCCGTGGCTTCACCCCCTCAGTCCCCCAATTCTGGGGGAAGGGGTTTATGATTCGTAGAGAATTGTATTGACTGTCAGAGAATACTCAATGAATACATATGCGTTCTTTGACTTGATGGTTGTCGCCTGCAACTCCAGTTAATCGGCTGGCTAACACGATTCAGCGTGATGCTGTAACAATCGGTCTATGAAAAGTAGACTTTAAACTAACGGGTGTTGGTGTAAAGAAGCACAGGGATTTGATGCCTTAGTTCGGACTCGAAAAACGAACACCCGACCTTTGCCTTGATAGCACAATGGTAGTGCATCAGTTTTGTAAACTGAGGGTTGTCGGTTCAAGTCCGACTCAAGGCTCTCTTTATTCTGGGGTAGTTCAATGGTAGAACACCGAACTGTTAATTCGGGCGTTGGTGGTTCAAGTCCACCCCCTAGAGCCTTACGACCCGTAGTTCAACGGATAGAACACCCGCCTTCTAAGCGGGTTATCTAGGTTCAATTCCTAGCGGGTCGAGTTTGACGCATTAGTGTAAGTTGCATTCCGTTCATCGGAGGAGAAAGGTTAAAATTCCTTTCATGCGTCCTATTTCCCCTCCCGCCCTCTCAACGATGGTTTCTCTGGGAGGGTCGTTTTACCAAGGTTGGCAGAGAGGCTTAATGCGTCAATCGTCAGATTGAGGGTTGGAAAGTTACTAACCGACTCCATCCGTTCAAATCGGATACCTTGTTCTTTCAGTCTTGTGGTGTAATGGTAGCACGAGAGATTTTGGTTCTTTCTGTCTAGGTTCAAGTCCTAGCAAGACTATTTTCAGTAAGAGTGGTGAAATGGTATACACGACTGACTTAAAATCAGTTGCCCTACGGCTTGCGGGTTCAAGTCCCGCCTCTTGCATTTTTGGGGGGTGTAGTTCAAAGGTCAGAACACTCTGCTCATAACGGAAGAAACGCTGGTTCAAATCCAGCCGCCCCCACCTTTCGATATATTCCTTGACTCATGTCGATTCTTCGTCCAGAAATAGACTTATGAAAGAAAAAGCCTTGTCCCTCGCCCTTGGGCTGTCCAGAGACTTGCTCAAGGAACTCCGCACCTCCTATACCGAAGGTGTTCATTGGTCTCGTATCGAGTCCCGCAAACCCCAGCACCTCTGGGAAGTCGAGTGGACTGACGAAGGCATCGTCCTCCTCCGTGAGAACCTAGGCATCAAGGAAGAAGAGAAACTCGCCTCTCCCGAGAAGAAGCGTGGCACAGTCTTCGCTAAGTTCCGCAACCCCCGTGTCATCGGAGTGATGATTGACGGACAGGAGTGCAATGTGCTCTGCCGTGACTCCCAGAAGTTCGGTATCGGGATGCCTGTCGATGTACGATGGGATGGAGCACGATGGGTGGTCGTGCGACACCCGAGGTTCAACGGGAAGTACTAATAAAAAAATTTTTTAAAACCATGAGCAAAGAAAAACATAAGAAGATGGAGAAGGAAGGCTATAAGCATCGCAAGCAGATGGCTAAGGACTGTAAGTACAAGACTAAGGGAAAGAAGTAATGGCTTACGAACCGACCCCGCATCCGATTCTCATCGCTCCCACGGCTGATGACATAAGACGATTGCAGGAAAAGGTCGGTGTCGAGAAGGCAGTTGAAATTCTGAATCTGAGAGAGGACAAAATCCTCGCTGAAAAACTAGACCCGTATAGGCACGGGTTTGACCTACCACATTGGAAAGAAGCCGACCAGTTGCTAAAGGAGAACAACGAAGTTCTCATCCTTGGTGGTAACCGAGCGTCCAAAACGGAATGGGCGGCTAAAAGAGTCGTTCAGACGCTTATCAACATGAAGGATGCCAGAGTCTGGTGTCTGCATACCACGAATCAGTCGAGTATCCAGATGCAACAGCCTGTCATCCACAAGTACCTGCCCTCTGAGTTCAAGGAACTCAAAAAGAACAAGGTGCAGAATGTGCAGTACACCCAGAAGAACGGGTTCTCCGATAACACATTCATTCTCCCGAACAAGAGCCAATGCTTCTTTATGAACTACGCTCAGAAGCGGGATGTCATCGAAGGTGGTGAGGTTGACCTCATCTGGTGCGATGAATTAGTTCCTTTGGATTGGATTGAAACGCTGAGATATCGTATCGTGACTCGTAGCGGTAAGTTAATCGTCACTTTCACTCCAATCACGGGTTACAGTAGCGTTGTTAAGGAGTATGTCAGCGGTGCGAAGATTCTGGAGTCCAAGCCCTCTCCTCTGCTTCCAGACAACATCAATGTGAACGGAGTCCCCCGTGGTACTATGCCGTACAAGGCGAAGTCCTATGTCCGACCAGCCGCAGTAATGTGGTTTCACAGCCAACTGAACCCGTACAACCCTTTCGAGCAGTTGAAAAAGACGCTAGCAGGAAAGAAACCTTATGAAGTCAAAATCCGTGCCTACGGCTGGGCAGATAACATCAGCGGTAGCCAATTCCCAAGATTTAGCCCAGAAGTCAATGTCGTTAAGCACCAGAATGTTCCAGAAGAAGGCACTAACTATATGGTCGTTGACCCTGCGGGTGCTAGAAATTGGTTTATGCTTTGGATGCGAGTTGATAAATCTGGAGATATGTATGTCTATCGTGAGTTCCCAGATTCGTCCGAAGGTGAGTGGGCTTTACCTTCTGGTGAACCCGATGGTAAGGCTGGTACAGCCCAGCGTAATGGTGCTGGACGCTCTCTTGCGGACTACAAGGCACTTATACTTGACCTAGAAAAAGGTGAGGAAATCTGGGAGAGGTACATTGACCCCCGTGCTGGCGGCTCTAAGGCTGTGACCGAAGACGGAGGTGTAACGCTTATTGATATGCTCGATGATGGGGATAAGCCTATGCACTTCATCCCTGCCGCTGGTATCCGCATCGAACAGGGGGTTGCCCTCATCAATGACGGGTTCTCCTACGATATGAATCAAGAAATCAGCCCCTTGAACAAACCTAAACTTTATGTAAGCGACCAATGCGAAAATCTAATTTACTGCTTGAAAGAATGGACTGGTGCGGATGGCGAAAAGGGGGCAACGAAAGACCCCATCGACTGCCTCCGCTACCTAATGACCATGAGTCCGACTTACCAAGACTCCCAGACAATGCAAGGCTGGGGTGGAGGCTCTTACTAATGGAATTATACTACCCAGCACTCTTGTCTCGTCAGAAAGCGACAGCCTTGACAGGTTTTGGACGGAAAAAACTTGAATCCTTGCTGAAAAAAGGATTAGTGCGTACTTTTACGACTAAGGGCGGTCATAAACGCTACTTTAGAGACGATTTACTTAAAATTATATATGAGCAAGTATAAAAACGGCAAAGACCAACTGGTTTTTGCATCAGACCAGCCCGATATCCCGTATCTTTACAGCGAATACCAGCGTTCCACGCAAAATGGCGGCAACACCGCTAATATCGCTGAAAACGATGATATCCGACTTGCTCGCTGGGCTGGACAGACCGATGACGGCAAGAAGCACAGCGAAAACCTGCCCGAAGGTCAACCTGCTTTCCCATTTGAAGGTGCTTCGGATGTCCGTTGCCGCCTTGTCGATAGAACCATCAACGAACTCGTCTCGATGATGATGACCACCTTTGACCGATGCCAAATCAAGGTCAAGGGAACAGAATTTAGTGACTCAGAAGCCTCCGCAACCTCTAATATCCTTATGAGTTGGCTACTGGAGTCACGCCTTCGTTCAGAACTGCGTAAGGAAGCGGAACTC